TCTTGGCGTCACCTGCTCCGTAAAGGAACGCATAGATAAACGTCTTTGCTTGGTCTCTCGTTTCTAGTCCCGCCGCCTTCTGGTTGACTGTGTGTATGTCGTCTTGGATGAGGTTCTTTGCGTATGTTCCTCCGTCGTAGATGGCTAGGTAGTGAGCGAGGCAACGTAGTTCCAGACCGCTTGCGTCAACACCGACTAGGTCGTACCCGTCTCCCGCTTTGAACAACTCCCTACAGGTCTTGCCGTGGGTCGCTCGTACCGCCGGAACTTGGGCGAGGTTAGGTAGGCTATGCGTACACCGTCCCGTCACCGCTCCGTTCGTGTTGACCTTGCCGTGGATGCGTCCGTTCTTAACGACTCTCATCCAACCGTTCTCACCTTCCGCTACCTGTCCCAATCGTTTCGACACGGTCAGGTATTCCAACAAGAGTTTAGCTGCGGGATGGTTGATCTTCTTTAGTACCGACTCATCGATCTTGATACGACCGTCGGGTGTTCGCTCCGTGGGTTCCCATCCTAAGTCCACTAGACGAGCCGCTATCTGATCTCTGCTGCCTGGGTTGAACGGTATGGCTTTCGTCTTGTTGTCCATCTTGACCGCCTTGTCAGCTAACGCTTGAACCATATCCATTTCCTTGAGCATCTCCTTGAGCTTACCCTTGGTCTCCGCTTCTATCGTTACGTCTCCGTCAAGCGTCAACGACCAACCCTTCGGTGTCCTCATCTCCTCGACACGCGGTGGAAACATAACCTGTAACTTGTCTTTTACTTCCGCTCGTAGCTGAGTCAGGTGACTGATGAACGCCATCGCTCTAGCTTCATCGAAACAAAAGCCTCTCAGTTCTTGCTTGCGTATGACGTGAGCGAAGCCGTGTTCAATCGACAACATGCGAACGTCCGGTTCCAACGCCTTTAGATATTGAGCCAACGCATAGGTAACGAGTACGTCGCGTTCGCAATACTTCTTCATGTCCTCGTCGTACCGTTCGAAGTTACCTTCGTAGGCTATCTTGTTGATGCCACCCAAGCGGTGACCCCATGCGTTGAGACTGTGAGAACCCCATAACTCTTTAGGGAAGTCCTTTCGTTGCATGTCCAAACCGCGTAGATCGCTATGCATAACGCGACTCGTTATAGCGGTGTCCAAGATGCGTGGTTTGGGTGAGTAGTTATATAGCTTCTTCAACGCCGGCAGGTCGAATCCCACTACGTTGTGTCCGCATAGGTAACCAGCTTCGTTCATGCATCGCAGTCCCTCCGGTATTCCTTTGCCGTCGAAGGTGACCATGCGTTTCTGTTGTGGGTTGTAGACGCTCAGACAGTGTACTTGTTTCAAGTCGCTGAGTGTCGTGAAGTCTTCGATACCGTTCGTTTCGATGTCGAAGTATAGTGTTACGTTATTCATTGTTCCTCGTTTTTATTTGGTGTCTAATAATCAGAAAGGAGGTTTATTACCTTCATCTTCATACGCGCTGAGAGTGTTCTTATAAGTCTTTGGTTTATATTCATCGTCTTTCTCAGAAAGTAGAACATCTCTCGCTAAATAGCGGACAAAAGCCCATTGTTTCTGTGTTAACTTATCGAACTCAGTAGAGGTCACTTCCAGTATAGTGAGTACTCTTGACATGTTTTCAGTTTTCATTGTTCCTTGTTTTTATTTAGTGTCTATAGATGTGCGCATACTTTACGCCAGTACTGAGCCGTCTCCGGTCTGCCGTGTCCCTTGGGTCCGCCGTTATGGATGCGAGCTAGTTGTTCCCACGTTGCATTCAACGGTGCGTGTTTCTTCCAGTAGCTGTGCATGATCGCTTCGGCGTAGGTTCGGTCAACGACCATCGGCCACGTTCCTTCCTTTAACTCAGGCGTGTGTCGGACGGCGTCTAACCAATAGCCATAGGTGATCTGGTACGGACCGAGCGAACGACCGCTGTCACCCACCGCCCACGGCGTTTTCTCTCCACCGCTCTCGACCTTACGCATAGCTTTAAGTAGCTTCTGACGTCTAGAACGGACAGTTGTTATCGTTGGTAGCTTCGGTATTAATCTGAAGAATCGTCTTATCATTTTCGTTTAACCTTCCTGTGTCTGGTTCATAATAAAGCGTCGTTGCTAACCCCGTCTCACCACTGAAACGGTTCTTCAACACACGCACTCGTGTTTGGTTGGCGTCTTCCGTCGCCTGTTGGTTTCGTTCTAATCCTATTACCATGTCGCTAAGTTGCGGTATGGCGTGAGAACCACGGAGGTGAGCAAGGCTTGTTATCGCTCCTTCCTCGTGTCCGGTTCCGGGTGGTCGCTTGAGGTGACTGACCAAGACCATACCGCATTGAGTCTCTTCAACTAACGAACGCAGTCGGGTCATGGTGTTATCGATCAAGCGACGTTCATCGTCTCCATCGAACCCACTAACAACTATTGATAGGTGGTCGAGGAAGATCCATTTGCAGTCGAGTCCCTTGCAGAGATAGCGGATCTTGGCGAGCAGGTTGTCGGAGTCACAACTACCGAAGTGGTCGTAGGTAAAGAACCGTCCGTTCCCTACCGTCTTGTCGAACACCTCTCGTAGTTCTTCCTCCTCGACGTCGTTCTCCAGGTGTAACGGTTTGTTCATTTCTAACCCCATTATCCCTAGACCCGTACGTCTTACCGACTCTTCCAGCGCTATGTAACCGATGGTCTCACCTTCGTTCAAAAGCCCTAAAGCAATCTCACGACAGAATAGTGATTTACCGATCCCCGACCCCGCGCAAACCGTCACCAACTCACCGCCTCTTAGACCGCGTGTCATGGTGTTCAGGTTTCCGTAAGGGTACGGTTTGGATTCGGTGTTCACCTCCTCGGTTATCTTCTCCCATAGCTCTTCCGCTCCAACGATACCGTCAGGTCGGAAGTCTCTCGCTTCCCAACACGCTTGAACCAACTCCTTAGTCCTGTTGGCTGTGAGCATATCGTTGGCGTCCTTGAGTGGTAGCTCCGCTATCTTCGCTCGTCCCGGCGTCAGCAACATCGCGCACTCAGCGGCTCCCTTGCGACCCGGCTCGTCCATGTCGAACATGAACACCACAGTATCGTACCGCTCTAACCAATCGAGAGCTTGAGCGACGTGCTTCTTACCGTTTCCGGCTCCGTTGGGTACGCTTACTACAGGCCACTTGTGGTCGAACGCTTGGCTCAAACTAAGAGCGTCCACTTCTCCTTCAACGACAACGACCCTTTTACCGCCGTCCCTCCACAAGTGTTGTCCATATAGTCCGAGTAACTCACCCTTCGTCGAGAAGCTCTTGTTGGCGTAACGAATCTTCTGACCAACCAGCTTGCCGTCTCTCGATCTGTAGTTAGCTACCTGTACGTTTTCCCCTCCGACCGTTGCTATCTGATAACCCCACTTACGGCATGTCTCTTCGGTTAGGTTGCGTCGAGCTATCATCTGATACGTGCCACCCGATACGAACGTTCCGTCGGGACGTCGCACCTCGATAGGTTCACTTGTTTTTGACCCCGTTCTTGGTGTCCATAGATCACAGCTATAACACTTGCTCGAACCATTTACGTTTCTGGTGAGAGCGTCACTACTCCCGCAATCATCGCATGGTTGGTGTGTCGCTGCTGGAACCAACTCTTCGGTATAACCTTGTTGCACCATTTAATTCCTTTCTTATCGCACCAGGCGGCGTAGGTAGTCTTGCTGCCTTTGCGAATCTTATTGTTAGCGTTTTGAAAGACTAAGCGAACGTCCAACTCCGGGTGCTGTTCTCGTATCAACAGATGTTTAGTCCGATCCTCCACCGTCCAGACTCCCTTTGCCTCAAGGATTACTCCGTTCAGCAAAATGAAGTCCGGCAGGTAGGTGGCGATCTTTCGATACTCGATCTGAAGCGTCTCGTAGTTGTAATCAACGTCGCATCGACGCAGTTGACTAGCTACGGTAGCTTCGAACCCGGAGCGGAACCCGTTAGAAGTTCGCTTTGAGTTCCGTTTCTTTCGTCTCCGTCTCGGCATCCAAGGTCTCTTCGAATGTTTCACCGCCTTGTTGGTAAGCACCTTCGACGGCGGTAAAGCCGTATGTAGTAGCACTTGCCGATCCCGCTTGTACCGCTTCCAACTCAAGAACTTGAACGGCGTGTGGCTCAAGCGTCATACCGAAACCAAGAGCGGAGACGTACCAAAACTTAGGTCGTATCGCCAACTTGATCTTGGAACCACCGCCGATAATAACGTCTTTGTCTAACGGTTTGCCGTTTCCATCGAAGCGACCCACGCTTAACGCGTATTCCGATCCGTCCTTACGCTTACCACCGGCTTTCAGCTTGCACTTCAAAACGTGCTGACCTTCTTCGTCGATGCTGATAGGCGATCCGTGTTGCTTCAGCGTCTTCTTGCCTTGCTTGACTTGCTCATCAGCTAACGCTTGCTCGTATAACGGTTTGACCTCTAGTTTGAAGGCGTTCCAATCTTCCTCCGAGAGTATCAAATCGGTACGGTATACGCCGTAGACTTCGTCGTACGTTTTGTCCGGCTTGTTCAGCCACGTGTACCTGCCGATTCCAACGGGTGTAGTTATTGTTTTAGTCTTACTCATGATCTTTATCGTTCTCCTATTACTATGCGAAGAAGTAGTCGGAACCTAGTACCTCCGCTGGATCTAATGACCCGTATGGCGGTAGCTCCGGCAACTCCTTATCGGTTTGTGTTGAGACCTCTTCCCTAAATTTAAGAAGCAGGTCGGGTTGAAAAATCTTAGCGAACTGTTGACGGAGTATCCCGCCGAGTTCATCGCACTTGTTGCAGTGAGTAGCGTAGCTGTCGTGGACCATAGCCAACGAGGTGATGCCGTGTTCCCTTGCTACGTTGGTCGTCATGTGAACACCGGCGGCGTCGAGACTGTGTACGAAGTTAGGAGAGATACCATTGCCTTGGCGTCGCTTGTCCAGGTCGTTCGTTCTTTCTCGCCATTTCACCCACGTCAGTTTCTCTCCCAACGTAGTTTGTATCTTGTGCGCTGTCTGCTGGACGTACCGTTGTCTTGCCTTGAATCCGGTGGGAGTCGTCCAATCGACGTGCGTATCACTCGTTGACAACACCCTCGCTACGTCTTGCAACCACTTCATCGTCGTGGTGGGTCCGCTCAAGTCGTTGTTCATGGCGTTCCATAACTTAGTGGTGAGATAGGTAAGAGCTTCTCGTTGGTCGTTGTAATCAGCGAACGGATTCTTTCTTCCGTCCAGTATCAGATCGTTAAACCACTCGCCAATGTACGCTCTGCAACTGTGTCGAGTACCGCCGTAAGGTTTGACCATGACCGGACGCTTACACGTCTTACGATCCACACCAAACGACAACCAAGCTTGAGCTATGACGTCGCCGTCGTCCGCGTCTTTTCGCATGGCGTCGTTTACTTGGTCAGCTATGAATGCGTACAGGTCGGCAGGTGTAGAAGTTTGCGTGACGTTGGTTGCTTCCGCTCCTACCTCGTCCCGTGCTAACAGGCTAAGTATCTGGATGCCGTTGTTGGATGCGTCCATAGCGCACGGTAGACGTGTCTTGAATCCTCTACCACCACACGCCAGCATGTCTCCCCACTCGAAACAGAACGCTAGGAATTGCCACGGCTCATCCGCTGACTGCCACCAATCGTTGGTTACGGGGTCGGTGTATACTTCGTGGATCTCTTTACGTTTGGAGTGGACCCACTTAACACGTTCGTCGAAGGGAATCTTGTCGTTACCGAAACAATTAGCGCCGTGAATAGCCAACCACTTCGTCTCTTCCTTCGCTTCCCAAACCGTCTCGCTCTCCGCAAACAACAACAGGCTCTTAGCTAAGTCGGTTCCTTGCGGTGTTAGAAAATGCGGTATCGGATAGACACGTCCTCGAAAGTCAACTTGGCAAGGGTAGTAAAAATTTTTACCGCTGAACTTATCCGCCATCCACAGCGTCTTGATTGCTTGTAACCGTTGAGAACGTAACGACAGGTTAAGCTCGTATATCTCTCCGGCTTTCCTCGACCACTCCTTCTTTACTTCCGCGTCGGTGTCAGCTTCAGGTGGCCACGGCGGACGTTCGTAATCTTCCCGTCGGGTCATCTCCCCGATCTCTTTGTTGTTGTCCCACGCCCATCGAGCGACGTTCAACACCCGGTCGTTCACCGTCCACGGCGTTCGTTGGATGTGGTTCACGGCGTCCGCCATAGGTTTCAATTCATCGAAGTCCAACGCTCTCAAGTAGTCCATGTCAAAACTCTTTACTAACTTGAGTTGAGGTAAGGAAGGATCGCCGTAACCACCGAACCAAATGGACTTCCATTCAGTAGGCTGTTCAGTCATCGGTAACCAAAGAGGCGACAGTATTTCTTGGTCGTCGTTGAACGCTCGTATCCATTCGAACAGATCGTCGGTTGCCGAGACGTAGTTGGTGGTCTTGCGCGTCTTCTTACCTGTCTGACTCAGTGACACGAACTGTATGAAATGAGTAGTGGCTCGCAGTAACTCCAACAACCACGTACCCATCGACACCTTCTCTTTCTTCGACCACGTCTTGAAGCGTTCCATGTTGCCCTTCTTAGCTTCGCCTACTTCGTGTCGTATGAATGCGTCTCTTTGCCTGGAATAGCTCTTGTTACCTGCTCGTTTAACGTCGCGTATGGCGTACTTGAATACCTCCGGATACTTCTCCTTCATCCAGTTCAAACGAACCTCGTCTTCCAACGCGGATGCTACCCGTATCGATGCCTTGACCACGGTTTGGCGGAGGCTGATGGAATCCAACACG